CTGGACGAGCTGAAGCGCCGGAACGTTCCCGATGGCCGCGCCTTCGTTGCCTGGATGCTCTGCGGCGGCCTGAAAGCGGACGACCGGCCGGGCTATGCCAGCCAGTACAACGGCGAATATGTGCATGATGAAGACTTGGATCAAGTGTACGAAATCCTGACGGAAGCCGGGTATGCGCTGACCGAGGAAGAACAGCAGTGGAAGGACGGCACCCATCCTTTCTTCGGAGGGGATAAGAAATGAAAAAGCCCGCTGTGCGTGGTGGCGACCAGAAAGCTTTCGTCCGGATCTTCGACAGCATCTGTCAATGGAATTCCCGGTGGGACCGCTGGAACGACATGATTATGCTGTTCGCCATTGAGATTGCCAACACGGTTGACACCGCGCACCGGGCTGAGCGGAACGAAACATACGCCGCCATCGCCCGGAAGTATAAGCCCCAGGAATTCAGCGTCTTCGCAGATCTGTTCACGGAACTGGTGATAAACCTGGATCGGAACCCCTTCCAGGACTTCCTGGGGGCTATGTACATGGAACTGGGCCTGGGGAACGATCACACCGGGCAGTTCTTCACCCCTTACGACGTGTGCCGCATGATGGCGGAGATCACCATGCCGCAGGACTTTCCCCAATTTGAACGCCCTGGCTACATCACCATCAACGATCCGGCCTGCGGCGCAGGCGCCACGCTGATCGCCGCCGCCCACGTCCTGCACAGCCGGAACATCAACTATCAGCAGCGGGCTATCTTCATCGCCCAGGACATCGACCAGACCGTCGCCCTCATGTGCTACGTTCAAATGTCGCTGATCGGCTGCGCCGGTTATGTGCGGATTGGTGACACGATCAGCGATCCGACAACTGGCCATCCACTGTACGGCGACGGTACTGGCAACTGCTGGATGATGCCGATGTTCTATACCGAGGTCTGGAATATGCGCCGTTTCGTGGACGCCATGGAGCGCATCATGAAGCCGCTGCCCGGCACGGAGGAAGTAGCCCCGGCAGAAGCTCCGGCGCTTCCAGCGCCCATTGAGGCAAAGGCCGAGGAACCGCCGAAGGAGGAGCCGGGCCCGCTCATTATCACCGCAAAGAGAAAAGGCCGGAAGGTCATAGAGGGACAGATGATGTTCGACCTGACAGGAGGGATCACATGACCAAGAAACGAGCCCTGAAGCTGATCATGGCAAGAGGTATTCAACGAAACGAGGCGCAGCGCTTGCTATTGTATGAACATGAGAAGGGGGCAACGAATGCGGCTGCTGTCGTGACAATCATTGGCATTTACAGAGACGCCGATCTTCTTTATGAAAAAATGGTGAATGCCGCTGAAACGTTCGGGCTTTCGATCAAGGTGTTTTTCGACACGCTTTCTGAATGGCAAAGGAGTGTTCTTCATGAAGAAGATCCTGGCGATTGACCCTGGAAACGCCGAAAGCGCATATGCACTGCTCTTTCCTGACTATTCGATCAGTAATGGGATGGCAGGGAAATACTCCAATGGTCTCATGCTGAAAACCATTAACGATTTTGGAGAAATCCACGGCGCTGATCTGACGGTAGTCATCGAGATGGTAGCCAGCTACGGAATGACTGTCGGTAAAGAGGTTTTCGATACCTGCGTGTGGATCGGGAGGTTCACCCAGGCCGCTGTCGCCGCTGGATGCCCGGTGCATTACATCTATCGCATGGAGGAAAAGCAGCATATCTGTCACGACAGCCGGGCCAAGGATTCCAACATTCGTCAAGCCCTGATTGACCGCTTTGCCAAGCACGACTTCAAAAACGGCAAAGGCACGAAGAAAAATCCGGATTTCTTCTATGGCTTTTCCAAGGATATGTGGGCCGCCTACGCCGTGGGCGTCACCTGGCTGGATAAACAGCAGGAAGAAATTATCAACCGTTGATATTCCAGGGACGGCGGCACCCATTGAGGCCGGTAGCGTTCCGAGATGAACAGGCGTGTGCCCATGCGCCATTCATCTTCCTTGGCTACGGTGCTCTGCTCGGGTCAGGCTGGCCGCGGATGGCCTGATGCCGCAAAAGCAGGGCTGCCGTCCGCCCCGTTCATCAAAATCAAAACGGAGGAATAACCATGCTGAGAAAAATCCCTGCGACCTACGAGGAAGAAGCAAGCGAAGCAAACCTGCTCCCCTGCCCCTTCTGCGGAAAGGATGTAGCCCGATTCTCCAACTGTCAAGAGTTGGAGGCCTGCGAGGATCGGAAGTGCCCGGAAGAAAGCCATTACCATACCGTGATATGCACTTTCAACGGAGGCGGCTGCGGAGCTTCTTCCGGCTTCTACCCCACATACCGGGAAGCGGCCCAGGCTTGGAACCGCCGCGAACAGCCATGAGGGCGTCTGTGGCGGGCTTTCGCGAGGGGCAGGTATTCCACCTCTCCAGCGAAGCAGAGCCCGTCTCAGCCTGTTGCAACTGGCAAGGATTGAAGATTGGAGGCACATATGCCATTGGAAGCCTACGAATACCCCGCTGTGCTGTACTGCGATCAATGCCACGCTGATGTGGAAACAAAGACCGAGGATCGGGAGACTGTCATCTGTATGAGTGGCAAGGAAATCTGTGTCCCTTACAAAGCTGCTGTCTGCCCGGCGTGCGGGCGGATGCTCTGCGAACGGGACCGTGATTTTCAGATTGCGAACCTGGCGGAATAGGAGGAGGTATTTATGAAATACATCTGTCTGGAAGATGCTCAGGCTCGTTTGATGGAGATCAGGGAAACATACATTGACGAGCATAAGTTTGCGATTGCCGGCGCCTGCAAAGAATGCGCTAACGCATTGGAAAACCTGCCAAGGAAGGAGCCGGAGGTCAAGAAGATCACAGAACTGCCGGAGACAACGCGCACGGTGGCGGTGGAACCCTGGTATCCGGGTGCTCTCACAGGCCGGGATGTATGGCGCTGCGGCTTCTGCACAACGCAGGTGGACAGGAAGGACAAGTATTGCCGATTCTGCGGAAGAAAGTTGGTGGATAAGCAGTGAGCGTAACGCCCCTGGACAACGCCTACAAGGAAATCGGCAAGCTCGCACAAATGCTGGAAAACGCTGAAATTCAGCACCGGATCGACCGATGGGAAGATGGCTGGCAGCTGATGTACCCGGAGCGCGGCGAAAAGTGCGTATGCTCTGTGGTCGAGTTCACCGGCAGCTATGGCGCGAAGATGGACAGGCTGGAAATCAAGGGCCTGCTGAACGCGGAAGAAAGAAAGCATGACAGGGTATGCGGCTGGCTGACAGCCGAAAACGTGTTTGACCGCATCCAAAGAGACTGGGACAGGAGGAAAAAACGGCATGCATGACAGTATCGACGATTACCTGAAAAACAAGGCGCGGTACGGCCCGGAACATGAGCCGGTTCCGGCGCACGCCCACACCTGCGGGGAGTGCGTACGGTTTACGGAAGAATGGCGCAAGCCAGGAGCGTATCGCTGCTCCAGCGTGTATGGGCCGGATGAGCTGACGGCGGACCGGAAAGCCTGCCTGCACTACTGGGACAGGGCGGAGCAGGAAGCGGCGGAACAGCGCGAAGCGGAAGAACGGGAAAGGGAGCGCCTGGCCGCCTGGGAAAAGAACCGTGACAACCCGCCCCGGCCCGCTGAATGGCGGCGGGACTGGGACGAAATGACCGGCGGCCTGACCGGGGAAATGCCCTTCTGCCCCAACTGCCATGAGCCGCTGTACGAGCCGGAACGGTGTTTCTTCTGCGGGCAGGCCATTCTCCGGGACGAGAAGCTGACCGAGTACGAAAAGCCGCCGGAAGTGGAAACCATGGACTGCCTGCGCTGCGGGGGAAAAGACACGGTGGAATTCGTCCGGAGCAAGGTGAACGGCCACAAGCACGGGGGCTGTACGCAGTGCGGAATGCGGTTCATCGAGTGAAAGGGGAGCGAGACATGAAAGTGAAAGAACCCTGGATCGTATTCTTCGGGCCTGACAATCGGGAATTAGCCGCGTACACCAAGCGCGGGAGCTTTCCCGGCGAACTGCAAGATACCATTGCCCTGCTGGCTTATGAGAATGGTCTTGACCCTGGAGAAATCTATTTTGCGGAGGTGACAAGATGAAAGTCAAAGTGGATCCCGGCGCGTACTACCCGGTACGCGCCCACGAAACGGACGCGGGGCTGGATTTGCGGGCTAACGAGGCTGGCATGGTTCCGCCCCATGGCTCCAAAACCTTCGGAACCGGCGTGCATGTGCAATTGCCGCACGGGACGGGCGGGCTGCTGGTGGCCAAATCCGGATTGAACAGCAAAAACGCCGTGACCAGCACCGGCCTCATCGACGAAGGCTATACCGGTGAAATCCATGTGACGCTGCATAATGGCAGCGATATGCCCTTCATTGTGGATCACGGACAGAAAATCAGCCAGCTGGTTGTCATCCCCGTCCTGTATGAGGACGTGGAAATCGTGGACGAACTGGACGAATCCGAGCGCGGCGAGAACGGATTCGGCAGCACGGGGAGGTAGAGCGCGTGACGCTGCGGGAAAAGATTATGACGGGGCTGAATGGCTGCTTGCCGGAACCGGGCGAACAAGCGCTGTCCTGCTAGAACTGCCCATACAGTGGCACCTGCCTGGACAAGGAACCGGAGCTGATCAGCCTTCCCGCCGAGATGGTGGAGGACGTTCGGGCGTTTCTGAAAGGGGACGGGAACGATGGCTGACCTGCAAAAAGTGATCAAAGGGCTGGAATGCTGTATCGTTGGTGCGATGAAATGCGATGAATGCCCGTACATCGCTGTCGAAGGGGAAACGGTTCTGGCGTGCCAAGGAAAATTAACAGAAGACGCAGTTTCCTCGCTGAAGGCGCAAGAGCCGAGGGTAATGACGCTGGAAGAAATCGAGGACGCGCTTGATAATGTTGTATGGTTGGATATTCCGGGCGCGGAAAATCTTGCTGATGGATTCTCCTTGATAATGGCATACAGCAGAAAAAATGGCTTCGTTCTGTTAGACAGCCCGTTCGGTGATAACCCTTCGCAAGAAAGGTTTGAATACACGGACTATAACAAGACCTGGCGTTGCTGGTCTACCCGGCCTACCGAAGAACAGAGGAGGGAAACACCATGGACGTAAATGCGGATGTGATTATCAGCATTCACCCGGAACACTGGCGCAAGATTACCGTGGGCCGGAAAAACGTAGAACTGCGTAAAAGCTACCCCACCCGGCTGATCGATGCTCTGGACGTGAATACGAAGCGCGGATTCACCGCCGCCGTGCATGTGAGCGGCGTGCCGGATATTGTTGGATTCATTCACTTCTATGAGATCACCACCAGCCGGGGCCGGATGATGGACGGCTGCGGCATCACGCAGGGAGAGTTTGAAGCCTATTCCGGCGGGCTGACGGTGTTCGGCTGGTGCCTGGACGAATACCGGAAGCTGAAAAAAGCCATTCCCATTGAGGAATTCGGAGTCACCAGGCCGCCACAGAGCTGGTGCTATACACAGGAAAAGAGGAAAGATCAATGATGTATCCGAAACTTGCGATCTCTTTCCTCAAAATCGAACGCGAATGCGTCAGCAGGGAATGTGATCGGAACTGCGGCGCATGCGATCTGGTTCAGGATCAAAACACGCTGCTGTCTGCATTTGACTGCGCGATCGACTTCATGGAAAAGCGGACGCATAGCTATCTTCCGAAGCTGGAATACCATCGGAACATGCGGAAATGGCTGTACTACTGCGGGAACTGTGGACGCGGTATTCTGCGGGTGCCTGGGCCGGAGGGAGACGGCGGCGATTACTGCACCAACTGCGGAATGAGGATCGACTGGCGCGTATGGCTGCATGAGACAGAGTACTATCAGCGCCAGCAGGAGGCAAAGAAGCAATGACAGACCGGGACCGTGAAGATATAGCGTATTACCTGCCGCATGATCGAGACCCCACCCTGGACACGGGCGAGTATTACTACTTGCAGTACACCATGGGAAAAACGGGAAATCCCCGGGTTATCCGGGTGTACGCCCTGGACATTCTGCCCCACAAGGATGGAACAGAGTACGGCATCTACCAGTACCGCAGGGGACGGTATCACCGGATCGACGCTGGCTATGGCGATTTCAGCCGGGGTGTGCGCATGGGCGACCTGTACGACAATAAGCAGGATTGCCGGGATCAGACCCACATGGGCTGTCATTGGTGGGAAGAATTGAGAAAAAAGCAGATGGAGGATGTATGAATAAACCATATTTGAAACCCTGTCCCTTCTGCGGTGGCCCCGCCAGCATGTTCACCGTCGAGCAGCCAAATTACCCCATTACCTACGAGGTGGACTGCGAGAATAAAGACTGCTCAGTAAGTGCATGCACGATGCTCTATGATACGCCGGAGGAAGCCGCCAGGGTATGGAACAAACGAGCGGGCGAAAAATGACAAAGCCGGCCGGATTGCGCTGTCCGTTCTGCGACAGCAAGCAGCATCGTGTAATTGATTCCCGGGCTGTCAAAGCCGGAATCAGAAGGCGCCGACTTTGCCTTTCATGCAAGCGCCGGTGGAATACGCTGGAGCTCTGCGAGGAGGACGTAAAGGCAGCGCAGGAAGCTTTACGAAACAGCAATAACACATAATCGGAAGGGAGCGAATACCATGGGAATGCGTAAGTACGAACGCAGCGTCGCCAAATACCGCCTGGATGAATTGGGCATTGAGAAGTTTGGCTACGGTATGCCCAATAGCCTGAACCGCAGGTTTCACCGGACAGCCAAGGGCAAAAAACGCCTGGCTGAATACCGCAAACGGAAAAAGCCCAGTTGGTGGAGCGTTTTGTATGGAGACCTGGCCAAGGAGTTTAGGAAAGAAATGCGCCGCCGGGAGCGTCTGGCTTTTCAGCAGAAAATGGCCTACAGGCAGAAAGTGAGTGAATCGTAATGGCAAAGATCAAGCCCATCAATTTGGAATCCGATACCTTCGCGGTCATGAAAATGGATATGACCACCTCGTTCAACCGCCTGCTTCGGCAAATGCAGAAGTACAACGCCGAAGAAGCTACCCTCACTGTGAAAGTCAAGGTAACCCTGGAGGATCAGGAATTGGACAACGGAGAACAGGGCCTGGTTCCCTCTTTTGAGCATAAGGTTTCCACGTCTGTACAGATCAAGGACGAGAACAGCGGCAAGCTGAGCGGGAACTATGTGCTGGAAGAGGACGGAAAATGCGGCTATGTGATCCGCCCGATCACCGATCAGATGGACATGTTTGAAGAGAAGGTTGAATGATTCTGACGCCCGGCATATAATGGATCTGGATATTAGACAATTGGAAAGGAGGGACGCGGGTGACGATACAGGAGCTGCAACAGCTATTCTATCTCGGAAAGCTGATCGAGCACGAGCAGGACCGGTTGGAAGCTTTGCGGAGCGCAGTATCCCTTCAGTCACCCGTGCTCTCCGATATGCCAAAAGCCCCGGGCAGACGGGATAAGCTGGGCGACGTGGTGCCCAGGATCGTGGACCAGGAAGCAGAAATCGCTGAGAGCATCAGAAAGTACAAGGAAACCCGGGACAGGCTCATGCGGTACATTGGCGCCGTTCCCAATGCGCGAATCAAAATGATCATGATTCTTCGCTTCATCGATCAGAAGCCGTGGCAGGAGGTGGCCGATACAATTGGCGGAAAGGAAACGGAGTACTCCGTAAAACAGGCTTGTTATCGGTATGTGGAGGGGAAGACAACCCCTGATTGGACAGCCGATCAGGTATCAATGTTTGACGGACCAGACGGGTTGACACATACTTTTCCGCGAAATGTGTAAAATCAGGTTGACAATATGGAGCATGGAGCATATAATCAATATGCAGGGAGAAATCCGCTGTATACTTGCGTAACCGAATGAGAGTTTAAGCGGCATGTACTGTCGCCGGCCGCGAGGGACAAGGCTGCTTCGGCAGCCTTTTTGAGGAGTATGCTTATCGAAGTCAGCGCTGAATTATTACTGACATTTTCTTTTAGTATATATTGTACTCCTCTTGCTATCATATATCGATATATAGTACTTGACAGGGTAGCGTATTATAAATATGGGTATATCTGGTGAGGTGATGCGCATGGGGGAGTTTCCGGAGGGGTATCCGGATGATTTATTGGATCGAATTCGGTATGAAGGAGGAGAATTCGCCTCTCCCCATGTATATCGTGTGGCACCCTATGGATATAATCATCCAGATTCCTATTTGAGCACAATCTTGAATGACAAGCTGCGAAAAGTCAATAAGAATAGGAATCCATATGATTTGTCTACTTATTCTACTTCGTGCTGTATGACAAAAGAGGCGGCAGAGAACCTGAAAGGGATTCATTTCCGAAAAGTACCTGGATGTGAAATCGCAGAAGGCGATATTCTTCCTTCTTTTGGGCCCTGTAGAATTAATAAAAAAACTGAGCATGTTGACTGGTGGTTGTTCAAGGATGCAACACCATGGGAATACTTTGTAAGATCGGAGGTGTGAAGATGACACCGTATATTCCCGCGGCAGAGGGAGGTAAGAACTTTTACTATGCATTCTCTCTGGTTGATTTTGATGGCGTTCCAATCGTATTTCTTGCCACTGATGACGATAATAATGTGTTTCTGTGTGAATGCACTGATTCGCGATTTGGTGAGCAAAACTGGACAATTGGGTTTACAGATCATGAAACCGTTGTACGGTTGATTCATCGTGAAATCACTCTCTATGAGGCTTTCAGCAAGGCCAATAAGCCAATGTTTGTTGTTGTTTGCGACCTGGATACGGGAATGTTTACCCAGAAAAAAACCGCGTTTGAAATGCTGAAAGAGGAAGACTTGCCGGATGTTTGCGCAAAAGTCTTGTTAACAAATGAGAACGCGATGAAAGAACTGGATGACCTCTTTATGGAACACTCCTCCTCTTCAAGCATTGCAAATCCGATTATCCCGGGCTTTGTGGCTTGTACATCCGCTCGTGAAATGTTTATTGCTGTACCTTTACTGGATAAAATTCCTTTTCACCAAAGTGTTGATCCAACAAGTATTACTGTCGTTTCATCTCAAGGATTGTTCAACTGCAATGGAAATGGAGTGGAAGCAGCATGAATGAACATATCGCCGGGTTTATTTCTTTCCTTGGCTACAGGCTAGTAAAGTTTGAGTATGAATGCAATCCGTCATTTGAATTCGATAGTGTCGCAAATGGGAAAATGCAGTATAACTTGTCTAAGCTAAGCACACAACTTAAAGATGGAGCAACACAGGTTAATCTGTTGACGAGAGTTTTTTTTGCCGATAGTGACAGCTTTGATGACGCACCTATGAGGATGCTTATTGAAATAGCTGGCGTTTTCAGAGAAGCAAACGGTGAACCGTGGCAAACAAAGTGGGAAAGCAATGCGGTTGCCATCTTGTACCCTTATATTCGCGCTTTGATTGGTTCACTGACCGCTCAATCGGGTAGACAACCTATCCTGTTGCCGACGATTAATGTTGCTGCTATGTTTGCCGAGAGTGGTGAAGAAAAACATGACTAAACGAATGAAAAACTGAATTTACAGTTTCTCATTACCGGATTGCGGTAGCCGTCATAGACGGTGTCAATCCGGTATTTTATTTGTTTGTGGAAGCTGAAGCAAGTGATAAAATAATGTCACAAATGTCACGAATGTCACACATGTCACACCAACCTGTGCTATAGTGTAGGCTGTGAAAGTGATCTTACATCACGCAGGGCGGTTCCCGGAGGGGAGCCGCCCATTCTTATGCCAGAAAGGAGGAAAGACATCCGGCACAGCGTTCCGCTCCTTGCGCTGTGACAATAAGGAAACCGGCTGCGGCCCGCCACCGCAGGGCCGGAAAAAAGGAGGAAACACATGAAGATTGTGCAGAAAAAGCTTTCTGAACTGCACAAGACAGAACGAAACGTCAGAAAGCACAGCCCGGAACAAATTGCTGAATATACCCGCAGCGTGATCATGTTCGGCCAGCTCAAGCCCCTGGTGATCGATGAGACCGGCGAGATCCTCGCCGGTAACGGATTGTACGACGCGCTGATTGGCGCGGGTAAGGATTCGGCTTCATGCCTGGTAAAAAGCGGTTTATCAGAAAAACAGAAAAAGAAATTGATGGTGGCTGATAACCGGCTTTATGAACTGGGCAGTAACGATATGGACATGCTGGATGAAATTCTCAGAGAAATAGACGATACAGATATTCCTGGATGGGACGAGGATTTCCTTGAGCAGTTCCTTGATTCAACGGATTCAGAAGATCTGTTGGGAGACTATACCGCTGATTGGCAGCGTGATATACACTCACCTGATGTCCGTCATTCTTCAGAACAATCCCGGCCTGCTGTCATATATCCGCCAGTGATAGACAATGCGCCTACTGATCCTCCTGCGGAGCCCAAAACGCATGTTGGCGATTTGTTTAAACTGGGCAGACACAGGCTCATGTGTGGAGATAGCACAAAAAGCAATGATGTGCTCAGGCTGATGAATGACCGCCGTGCTGATCTTCTGCTGACAGACCCGCCTTACAACGTGGATTATACAGGAGGGACGAAGGACGCGCTGAAAATCATGAACGATAACATGGAGGATGGATCATTCAGGCGTTTCCTTCTGGATTCGTTCACATCAGCTGATCAGGTGATGAACCCTGGCGCAGCATTCTATGTCTGGCACGCAGACAGCCACGGATTCGATGTGCGCGGCGCCTGCAAGGATGCCGGATGGATTGTCAGACAATGCCTGATCTGGAATAAAAACTCCCTCGTTCTCGGCAGGCAGGATTATCAATGGAAACATGAGCCGTGCCTGTATGGCTGGAAAGATGGGGCGCCTCATACCTGGCTGTCAGACAGGAAGCAGACAACCGTGATGGACTTTGATAAGCCGCAACGCTCGGATATGCATCCGACAATGAAGCCCGTGGCTTTGTTCAATTATTTGATTCAGAACAGCTCTGAAAAAGGTAGCGCAGTCCTCGATCTATTTGGCGGTAGCGGAACAACCA